TTTTTAAACATATTATCTAAGTTATTTACTAAGAAAGTTGCAGCAGGATGTGGGTCTGGGTTCATCTTTATCTCTCTATCATATTGTTCTTCAATAGTAAACATTAATTGCATGAATGCCATAACTCTGTCAAAGTTACCCATTCTTTCGTAAGCTATCAATTCTTCTAATAAAGGAACTGAAGGAATTAAATCCATATTATATATATGACTTCCATCTTCTGTCTTCCCCCTTTCTGTCCAAAGCCAACGCAAAATATATTTCTCTCCTGCATCTTTCATTCTGTCATTCATATGACATCCCTTTATCCTGGATACAGTAGAATTCTCTATTACTTTTGAGATAACATTGTCAGGCTGATCGGCGAGAAGTCCCAGTTTCCCCCTCCTCTTGAAGTACGATAGGACCTCTCCCCTATCATTCTCAAACATAATTTCTGCTCTACCATAATATTCAGATAATAACTCAAGATTTCTATTGTATATCTCGATATTATCTGGTCTACCTACATATTCAGCTACTATCTCATCATAACCATAATCAAATCGTTGATAAGATTTGTAAACATAGGCGGCATTAAGTGATTTACTTCCTGATTTATCAAAAGCTACTGGATCAAGACCGATCTTATAAAGTCCGTGCGGCATATCTTCAGGAGGGTGTTGATAAATTACTATAGCACCATCGACAGGATCGTTCGGCCTGTGAGGAAATTTCATTATCGCATTTAGCTTCTTTTCATGATCAGGTCTGAATCGTATCTGTCCTTCCTCTTCAAATAAGATGCCTGGAGTTGCGATTTTCCTATACTTCTCATCAGACTTAAGCTTGGCAAGCACATTATAGAGTTCCACAGCTGGGAAGACAGCCCCTTCATTTCTCAAGAAAGCTTCTTTTGGTGTGTTAGGGTGCTGAGTAACCATCAGGTTATAAGCCGCAGGATCTGCTTTCTTCTTTTCTTCCCTCTCTAGAAGGATATCTTCTTTAGCTTTTTCCCTTAACGCATTGCCCGCTGCATCAACAAAAGGTTCTCTGTACCATGCATCATCAATAAACCACCCAGCTTCTCCGACAGCTGTTTCATCATATACATTCTCATAAGATCTGAGTCCATATGCCGATGGATTATAGAACATAGCCTCGAAGTCAGCGTTTATACCACTTCGATTGTTACCTCCTGTACCATATATAATAGGAATTCCTACCATTATGTTACCATCTTTAAATAGCGGATACGATCTTTGATATGCCTGCATGAGTCCTGGCCAGTCACCAGCCTCCTCGAACAACATCCTCTCAGCTGTACGTCCGATGGATTTATGTGGAGAATCTTTAAAAGACAGAGCTAGTATTTCTGACTTATATCCCTTTTGAATGGATATTCCACTAATGGGGTCTTTCTCAATGTACCCACTTTTAACGTAGTCTTGCCTATCCACTAAGAATCCCTTCTTCCAATCGGTATTTTCATTCAAGAAGTTTATCATATGCTTGGCCATCTCCATAGTATTGGCCCAGAATGTCTTCTCAAATGCAGCTAATATGGCAATTGAACTAGGAAACCAGTTGTAACGCCAGACCATACCAAAGGCATTTTTATAAGAATAGCCCTTACGTCGGGCTTTAACTACGATCATCCCCTGACCGTTTTCTTCTGCTGTCTCTAGCTCATGATACCAGTAATAATCCATGTCCAGGAACTTGGGAAAAGTATCAATCTTACGTTGACGCTTACCCGTATTGACTGTTGCCAGGATCCTACCGAAGTTGAGATAGGCATAGTGCTCTCCCGTTATTCTTACCCCACCTACAGTGTATCCCTCTCTACATCTTATCTCCTGCTCATCCCAATATTCATTATATTCAGCTGTGCCTTCAGGAGCATGTGTATAAGTTTTATGTTTTAAGTAGAATTTAGCTGTTTCGCTAAAGATATCAGTGTTGATAAACTTAAGATAGTCTTGACCCGTATGTCGCACAGGACTTACTATCTGAGAATCGAGTTTCTCCCAGGACTTAGCTACTATTATTCCCTTATTGCTCATCAGAACCTCATGGTTCTGCATAGTACGCTAAAACGTAAGTTACAAAATTTCTGGATAACCTCTTATTTTGAAAATCTATCCAATTCCTTCTGTAGTCTAACGCTTCCAAGTACTTTTTTCTTAATACTTTAACCGTATCTTTTGTTAAATCCAATCCATGCTTTACATCTGTATGATTGTCATGTGCCATTCTATAAATCCCTTTCGTGTATTAGTGTATACGTAAAACTATTACCCCAGTTCTCCGCACTTGCCTTAAATATATTCATTTCTATGTCATAAAGTGAGCGATTAGGTTGTACCTGGCATCCTGCACTCCACTTATCTACCTGGGTACTGGATTTTCCAGCTCTATGGTGGTTAATACCAAATAATCCCGTATCCTCTTCACCCGTAAAGTCTATTTTACCATCTTTATTGCCATCTCGTAGCACTGTGCAAGCTTTTCTCTGGCATAATGCCTCATATTTTCCTTGGTGCTTGGCAATTTTCCACATCCCACGATATTGTCCCTCTTTTAGGACAGCTGTACCCTTGATATTCATAGGATTTTCCCTCCAATAAAGCCCTGGGTCTGTAGTAATGGGAAATGTCATGCTATTCCATTGACCTGCATACTTCCAGAAAATAACCATCCAGTCATTAAAAGCATTTGACCGCTCATCTTTAGTACGTATACCTACGATATTCAAATTAAAAGGTTTTGAATCATCTTCAAAAACCATATATCCCTTTTTTACTAGGACATTTCTTATATTTTCTATTGTCATATCCATATTAGCTAGGATCTTCTCTATTTCCTTTTTGCCTCTGCCCCCTAAGTGTACCTTTAGTGGTCTGCTCTCGCTCAACTTGTTCTCTGACTTTGTTGAGGGATTCCACAATTCCACCAATCGACTTGAGAGAGTTTGTGACATCAGTAGGTTTATAAATCGGTTTACCACCTTTATCTCTTTCTTGTAGATCTACATTTTCTAAATAATCTGTCAAATTGTAAACTGTCCTTATAGAAGCTTCCAATAATCTCATAGAAGGAGTAATCTGTAGATCTTTATATTTCTCAATTGCTTCTTCTATTTCTGCATTAGGCTTATATGAAGAATCTTTCATAAAATCCTTAGCGACTGCAATTCTTACCCTATCTTTTCCCATCGAAGTAAGATAGGGAGACTTATAATCACTTATAAAATAAACATATGAAAGCTCTTTTAAAGCTTTTTCCTTGTCTTCAGACTTGTCCTTCTCCCAGATCTTCTGGAATTCTGGTATCAATAAAGCTTCGGGTGCTATTACTACCCTGGAATTCTTTAAATCTAAAAGTCTCATTCATTACCATTTTTCTAAAGGACATGATTTCTTAGGAGCATAGACAATTGCAGGAAATCCACATCCGCATTTTCCACATTTATATCCCCTATAGATATCTTTACTGTCTTTTTCAGCTGTTACAGAATCCATCATTACCTTTGTTCTTTTATGTACCTTATCTCCCGTAGTTACATTGGTAACTATACGTTCTACAAAAGAAAATAATCCTGATTCCTTAAGTTCAGGACATTGTCCACATATCTCTGCTCTCTCTGTAGCTATTTTTTCAATTTCAGGATCAGCTTTATCTCTCCACTTAAGAGCTTTAAGATAATTCCCCCAGCCATCTTTAACATCACCTATAATACCCACTTACTTTTTCTTTTTAGCGGGTGCTTTCTTTTTTGTAGGTGCTTTAGCCGCCTTAGCTGCAGGTTTAGCCGCCGCTTTTGGAGCTGCTTTCTTTTTAGGAGCCGCCTTCTTTACTTTAGCATATTCCTTATGAATAATAGAAAGATCTTTTTCATCTAACTTTCCATCATTATTGACATCTCCTACAACTTTAGTTCTAATCAAAGTTGTTGTTTTGTGACCTATTTTTACTCTTGCCATTATTAAAAATTTTAATTATTAAAATATTTGTCGAAGACACCGCTTTTAGCAGCCTCTACCAACATCTCAAATTCTCCTTTATCAAATCTACATATTCCTTCTTTCTCCCCTCCGATAATAACCTCTTTACTGTCTACTCTGATCTCCACTGAAGGACAAGTCTTACATGTCCTGCAGAAAGTGATCTTTAACTCTTCATCGGTGTCTTTGTCATAACGCATAATGCTAGGGTTTCGATACATCCTCTTCTATAAAGACTGTATCTCCTTTTATACTATCAACTTTAACAACTGCCGAGGAATCAGTTGTTGCTGATCCCTCTTCAGTTGCATGCTCACCACTGCATGAAAAAATATATACTAATATGCCTATTAAGGCTATTCCTTTTATAGCTTTCATTATAATACCTTTAAAAACCCATATAGTTTCTCTTCTAAAATAGCTCTTTGTTCTTTATCAAACAAAGGTTTTACCTCTGGACCTCCTATAGATAGTCCTTGCATCAATAGATTTGCAGATCGCATTAACATATCTCTATGAAATGCCGCTTGACGCATTTTTAACTCTTCTTCCTGCATTTCACCATTTGAAGTTTCCTGCACAGGAGGTGTTTGTACTGTAGTTGCCATAATTATGTTTGTTTATTTAAAAAATTTACTAATTCTTCTAATTCATTATATTTCTTTAACTCCTTCTGGAGTTCTTCCCAACTCTCTGTGATCGGCATCTCATACCAATCTTCTATCATTCCCATTACTACGTATTTCTGTTTTCTTAGCTTAGTAACCCAATGGGCCTTAGCCTTTAATACCGTAATAATATTAATTACTTCTTTATTCTCTTTTGTCTTACCTGCCATAATTCTGTTAGTCTCTTCATTCCTTCATCACGGTTTACATGTCCCTTTTTTATCCTTTTAATTAAGTTCTTTATTATATGATTAAGTCTTCCATTCTTTACTTTGAACCTTCCAAGACCATGTAATAAGACATCATGCATCTCACCCTCCTGCATCACCTTCCGTGCATAACCAAATTGAGCTCTAGCTGCAGCCTCTACAATATCTATAGGAGTACCAGTTTCTTCACTTATCTCTTTAATTACTTTCTTCATTATTTCCATGATCTATTCTAAATCGAAATACTAATTCTATCTCTTCTTCCCCATTTGGAACAGATACTACTTTATTCATCTCCAGTAATCCTGTTTGATCGTTCTTTACTAATATTCCCTTTGTTTTAAAGTACTTTATATAATTATCTATATTAGAATGTGTCTTGAAACCAAACTTATTCCTTATAAGCCTCCTGGCTTCAGTGCCAAACCTATTACTTTCAACTAAATCGCCCTTGAGTTCCATGAATGCACTTAACACCTCTATCTCTTTCTGAGTTAAAGGCTGTGGGAGTATCACATTTATTAATTTTAAGTACTTAGGATAGAAGTCTGTCGCTTTGACTACTTCATTCTTGACTCTTTTCATAACATTCGCTATTATGCTCTATCACAAATATACAACATTTGGTCATAATAAGAAATATTATCAAAAAATAATAATTAACAACCTGCAATGGCTGCTATACAGATAAGAAAAAATACAACTGCAGTAAGCCTATCTAACATCTTGGTAAAGTCTTCATTCATATCCCAACAAGTCAGACCGCCTTATTCCCTCCCTCAAATTTTGCGGCCATGAATTTCCCAGAAACTCAACGACGCTTTCAACTGTCGCTAAGAATCCACCAGGGATTTTTGATTGAATATATAGATCTGAGACGTAGTGGCCTCTCTTCATTACACCATTTTGTTTTCCTGGAGAGGTATCCTTGAATATATTTTCAAGTGTCAGTGGTTACTTCCGCAAGTTAGAAAAAAAAATAAAAATAAAAAAATAATGTGAATAATTTCGTTTGAGTAAGGGACCAGAAAAAACACTCCCTGGGTTCAAAACCAAATGAAACTCCCCCCGTTGAAAGCTCACTACATTCTCTTCGTTCAGAACATTTAATGCACAATGCAAGCATTGAAGCTCATCTCACTGCGTTCGATGCACACTACCACTCGCTTCGCTCCTTTGTGTGACGCTGCATTAAAGTTATTCACTCGCTCACTCCGTTCGCTTGTCGCTCCTTCGTCACTCGTTGATGATGCTCATCACATATAAAGCACACAACAAGTTGTGATGCTCAATGATCCTTCGGTCATTGCACGCTAGTGCGTGACGCTTGCTTTATATCTGATTACGCATATACATCACTCATTGACTCACTCGCTCATCGCTCACTGCGTTCGCTCTTGCTCCTCGCAAGCTCGTCGCACAGAATTCTAACTCCTACTATTCATTGCACATGCATTGGATATGTGTCCACGGTCAGCCTTACGTGGAATTCGCCCTTTGCAGGGAAGGTCAGTGCCCCTAGTCGCCCGTATTGGGTTGAGGGATAGTGCACGTAATTAAAGTTGTGCTCATGCGAGATGCAGGCTTCCTTAAAGGTTCTGTAGTAGTTGGCACGATTCGTTTCTTCATGGACGCTTCCTATGATAATGACGGTCAGGCAGTTAATGCCCCTGTTATTCTCACGGCAAAGAAGACGGGTAATCCTTATACGATTATCAACTTCAAGCCCGATAGTGAAGCCTCCGTTGCAGAAGACGGCATCAAGGACTTAACGTCAGGATACAATTTGAGTATCTTCAACGTTGAGAGTATCCTCAAAGACCTTAAGGTCGGGGATAGAATTGCCATTGATGCGTCAGAGTTTGACTTCCTCAAAAAGGATGATGACTCTGCAGTCTCTGACGATGAAGACGAACCGTCGCCGTTCAAGGGTTAAGGTCCTTGAATTCCTACTATAGGTAGACGTAATGATACTGCGTCTAGGTAAAGAACGTATTAGCGTAAGGCTCTCAAGCCCCATTCCCTAACCTTTTCCCGTGGCCATTCAGGTCACGGGGATATAAAAACCGTGCCTATGCTTATGCAAGAAGACAAGTGGTTTTATGATACTACCTTGGTATTTGGTGGTGGTAATTTAACGTATTTTAATCCCGATACGTTACGTATAATGCGTGATTCAGGGACAGGTAATATCGAAGACGATACCTATTGGGGGTATAAGATTCTTGAAGATGAAGACGGAACGCTTGACTTTGTTAAGGCGACCATCAAACATATTCAAGCAATCTACGTTCTTCGTGAAGACAAACATTGGCTGCATCTAGATCCTTTATCTGATGCACTAACGGCTTGTTTTACCGAAACCACGAGATAGGAAGAATCCGTGGTAACATAGGCTCCTATGTGCAAGGCGACACTTCGTTTACGCCTGCTTCTCGTGCTAAAGCACGCAGATTTCAAACTCCTACTATTTATTGGCGTGAGTGTTCTTCCCACTTGCGTCATCAGACCGTTTTTCCTTTCCCTGCTGATAACAGGTGCGAAACGAATAAACACGAACCTTTCTTTTTTGGTCTGTCCCCTTCGGGGAGAGTGAAGAACATATACTGATGTGTGTTATTAGAGCCGACAAAAGTGCGTAAGTCTCTAGTCCCTCGCCAAAAAGCCGTTGACGTACTCCATAGGGAGACTAGGTCCGAGGGCACACGACATCATAGGATTTCGGTTTGATAGACATATCATTAGCTGTTTGCTGAAACAGACCGTTATCCTTCTTACAAAGCCTGTACAGGAGGGGCAATACAATACCTCCTATCCAGAATTCGCATCCATAGTCGTGTAGCTAACGGGCATTCTCCATTCGAGAGTACGTACCACTTGCAGATATACACGGATAGACTGTAAACCAAGGACAAAAACACAACCGTGTTAGTGTACAAAACTTGGACTTTACTCATTACCCATTTGTGGTACTGACTAGAGATAACGGCTATGGGTAACGATTCTGTTTAACGAAAAGCATGAGCCTTAACAGAGGACGGGCTTATAGATAGTGATTGATTTTTAGCACAGATACAGAGCTTGAGGCTGTTGGACTGTAGTGCTTGTTTTGATCCTATCATCTGTAATCCTACAAAGAGAGCATTCCAACCTCTTGCTGTAGGTAACTTAAAAAGGTGTCTCGCTTACGCTCGACGGTCTTATGAGTGATTCGCTCCTTCGTCGCCGTATTACATAGCCGTATCACATAAAGGTGTCTCACTACGTGAGACGAGCTTATAGTTCGCTTCGCTCACTGTATTACGTGAAAGGGGGAAACGGTATCGACAAATGTTCTTCAAGATGTAGCCGTGTCTCCGTTATCGTAAATGTTATGGCTCCCACAACCGCTAACGCTCACAGAAACAACACTCACTCTGGGCACACAGATCGTCTAACCCCTCCTATGAGATGGCAGGATAGAGTTCTGCACGTTCTTGGTGGTGTTTCCAAGGATGAGAGGGAGCTAATCCAGCGCATTTTTAAGGCGTTAAACACCAATGTATGTCTACCATTTAATGGGAACATATATAGCCAATTATGGTAATTCAGAGGCGTTCACCTTATTGTTTTGGTGATGTAAGGACCGTAAAAGGAGTTAACAACTCAAGAAATCATAAGAGTATATAGGGGTGATGAACCTACAGTTATAAGGAAGTCAGGGTCTAGACTAAGCTTATAGTACTCTTATGATGTAATCCTAGAATATGGGAGAGAAACATATTCAAGTGTTAGGGCGCACGTTAAAAAGGTCCTACAGATAGAGAAGATATAATCATTTAGTATTTCTTTGACTAGTATAGATATGGTAGGGTTCGATTCCCGCAAATCAGATGTTCACCTTGACAAGGACTGATTAGACTGGTTGTCTATTTATATGAAAACCTGTGAGAGATCCACTTGATCAGTGAGTACCAGGGTCATTGCAAAAAGAAAGAAAAAGATTTATCTTCACTCTATCTGTTAAAACTAAGGCTTGCGTGATTAACATGAAGACGCACATTCTCTGCTAGTAACAGAATTAGAATGTATAAAATATTTTTACTCAAAGTTTAGTGGCTTTGTAAATCATCACACTATGTCAGGGATTGACATTATAAACATCATCACCTAAAGCAAGTGGCTAAACTGCTTTATTTTATAATTCCAATAAGTTACAACCGTCTTAGTCCCATTCGACTTCCGTGTATTGGGTTTAGTAAGGGTGTATACTCTGAAACAAATGTAACAACAAGCAGGATAACAGCAATAGGCCTGTCAATGATACAAACGCTGTTTATAAGTATCATTATATCTATCACAACAGATAGAATTATATTCCTATCTAGATACTTGATTGTATACGATATGAAAATAATATCTGAGATAGACAAAGAGTTCCGTTATCATAGGCGTATGGATAGCAAAGCCATACTGGGGATTGATTTCGCACTAATAACAACGATACCAAAGTGTGTCTATGTCGGAACTTTTTGATTTAAGCTATAATGTATGAATACAATAAGGAAGAGAATACTTTTAGGGATTATACTGTTAATTGATATACTGATATTAGCATATTTTCCGATTTATTATTTAATCTATTAAAACTGATCAAATGGCTAGAAGAATGTCCGAAACCGCTTATGGTTTCAAATTTGTTTTATTGGTAGTTTCTACTCCTTTCACTGTACTATTGCTAGGAAAGATATTTGCAGTAGCAAGTGCTATTTTATTTAATTGGGAAACTCATGATGTATTACTCCAACAAATCCCTTTATGGGTTTTGTGGGTATTTGTAGTAGTAATATGTAATATATATTGGGGAACTTGTATTAATGATGATAGACTATATGGGGAAAGAGATTATTAAAATGCTGGGGATGATACAGGCATTGACTGTCTGCAGGGCTTATTATGAGCACAGACAGGACGGTGGTTCGAATCCGCCCATCTCCACTACTGTAATTGGCTTAATATTTAAACAATATTCAATTCAATTTCATATTTTTGTAACGTTTTAGTAAAAACGTAGGTTGATCAGCATTGCTGAAACTCCTTACAATTAGTTAAAATATATGGGGCTTGGCCCGATAACTCTCGTGAGAGAGTATAAAGATGTATTAGGGGGATTAGATCCCTAATATGTTGCCATCGCAAGATGGTCAATCTAAGCACACGGACAACAGGAACAATGGGGAAATCCCTGAGTTTCTATTTTGCATTCTCATGCAGAGTTGAGTCAGAAATGGCAATAGGAAAATTCGTAGGTATAGTTATGAACTATCTTCTTCAGATAGATAATAGTATATATCAGTTATAAATGGTGCTCTTGCGAGTATGCGTATATAACGGTGATGTAGAAGGCATCGCAAACTGTAGTTTAGTATTTTGTGCTCCAAAAGAGTATGAAGCTATTCTGTAAGGACTACAGTTAAATATGAGAAATCTGGAAAACGCCGTAAGGCATTAACTAGAAAGAGAAACACTTGCAGCGTCAATCATCGAAAGGTGACTAATTCTCTACACTTCGGTGAATAGAGAGTCTCCAGATCCCTCAAAGATCTGCAGATTTAAATAAGAAAATACATGTTAGGGACGGCCATCCTTAACATGCTATGAGTAAGATTTGAGTAGATGATGACGATACGAGTGGTCAACGCAATTGACCGTCATTAGAGAAATACCTTATGCAAATAAGGTGGATAAAAGGGTAACCATACGGAACTAGCCCATGAAAGATTCTCTACACGAAAGCCGTAATCTCAGGCTTTCACCACTTCGGTGGATAGTATCCTCGCCCAAAGCCAGGGCCAATACCGATACCATACCTGTTTAAAGCACACAAATGTCGAACCCCTCCTATGACGTGGGGAAAAGGTTAATAACAATTAAGTAGTATGGTTGGAATCCCAGGAGATGATAGTTAAGGATGTCATCTCCAAAATTATTTTAACACGCATAAACAATTTTAACAACTTTTAACAATTTTAATAATGAAAAACATATAAATTATGAGTACAATAAGTGAAGACGCAAAACTAAAATTGACATCCATGAGATTGTCAGCAAATCCTGAAGCAACTACTGTAGAAGATACAGATGGTATTGAGGGTAAATTAAATTTAACTAAAGATGGAAGGAAGTATTACATCGCAACTTTTCAGGATCCGACTAATCCTTTTGGAGTTGAAAGATACCGAGTAATTAGTCAACAAACGGACTCTGGAGGTAATGCCGTTTGGAGATCAGGAAATCCTGCACAAATAAAACAATTCATTGGTAAATTAATACCAGGCGATATTGTATCTAATGAAGTAGAAGAATACACTGTAGGAGATAATACAGTAAATTTCTATTCATGTGTTGTTCTTAAAGGAGAAAATATCGAGACAATTTTCCGACAACAAGGACATGAAATAGGTGGAACATCTGATGAAGATTATGATGCTATCCTAGATGCTATAGACGAAGATGAGTCTAGCGAACAGGAAGAAACTGCCAATACTACTGAAGCGACAGCACCTGCGGGAGCTTAAGCTAAAATAAATCTGTCTCATAGATTTTTGAAATCCACTTGACTTAATAGAGTTGAGTGGATTTCTTTTTTTTACTTACTAACTGACATAAATAAAAACAGATATGTTAAAATTTGACCATTCCAAAGCTGATATCTGGACTGCAATGGGTTATGATGCTGATGTCACTCATGATTTTATAACTAAAATGAGTGACTTTAGTAAATTATACTTTACTAATGACAGATTTAGGAATTCTTTTTCCAAGACCCCTAACTCTTATCAGATTCAATTCATATTGAATGATGTATTAGTTATAGACCAAAATGATAGTGCACATATGTTCCTCGCAGGACATTTAATAGGTGCATTCTTTTATATGCAGAAAGACCTTCAACGAGCTATTTTATCGGAAGATGTAAAGAGCTTTGTCAAGGATACACTAGATAAAATGAAAGATGATTCTGATGACTTTTAATTGCAAAAGTCATTAGAATTACTTAAATTGATCTATCTAGGTAAATGTTTTTTATTATACTTAAATCATTTATAAAATGACAAATAAACTAAAATTAGATGTAAACAATTTTGGAAATGTTAAGAAAGACATGAAAAGAATTGAGAATACACTACAACGTATTCAAAAATACGAGAACTATAAGAAAGTTCTTGATGATATTGCCATAAAGGCTTTAGAAAATGAAGATGCGGAAGTGAAAATGAATTTAAATGTTCAGATAACAAAAAAGATAGAAGTAATAGAAGGAAAAGAATCTCCTAAACAAATCTTAGATCGTATAAAATCTGCAGATAGTGCTGATTCTTTTATGAAAGCTATTGGAGACATTGAGAAAGTATTAGAAGGAGGAGCAACAGGCACAAAGAAGAATCAAGGATTTTTTCTTGATACAGATATTAATGACCTTACAAATGTTACCTTTTTAGCTATGCTTGAAGCAATGCAAACTGTTTTGGAGAAACAGATCAAGAAATTACATAATACTATTAAATAACTGTTATATGGGCATGGATATATATGGGGCAAATCCTATTCCTCTTAAGGGAAAGGAAGCCCAAGGAAACGCTGCTTTAGAAGCGTATGTAATAATGAAAGAAAAGATAGGAGAGTCTTTTAATGAATTACATGAAGATCAAAAGAAAGCAGTTCTAGAATTGGAAACAATAGTGGATAACTATAATCCAGGTAAATATTTTAGAGCAAATCTTTGGTCATGGAGGCCTATTCATATGCTATGTGAAACTATTATAAGAGAGAAAGATCTTAAAATACCTACTGATGGGTGGGGAGAGAATAGCGGATATGGTATAGAAGAACAAAAGAAATGTGATAGGTTAGCTAAAGAAATAGATATATTTCTAGATATGTTAGAAACAGCATTGCTAGTTAGTCCTGAACAGAAAGTTGAAGATTTAAGACTATATATTAATATGATGGTATTAAATGATGACTATTCTAAACCTTATGGTATATGTTATACCGATGGGAAATTTGTTGCTGCCCAGGATTGGACAGAATCTACAGCAAAAGAGTATAAGAAATATTTAAATGGTAAAGCAATAACACACAGTTTGCTTCCATCAGAATTTAGACTAAAAGACTCTGGCAAAGCAATTTATTCAAGCTATTCTGTAAGTTATACTCACATTAAAAAATTCTCTACATTCTTAAAGCATTGTGGAGGATTTAATATTTACTAATATATAGAGGTGTCGTGAAGACTCAAATTAAAACCAATCACCAATAGATTAACCGCAGGTAGCTTAGGAGTTACTTGATGGGCTGTAATCGTTGTGGTTTGAGCCTCTATTTTTTCAAAAATTTAAATATGAACAATAATAATACTCTAATTGAGATCATCTTAAAGGTGCTCCAGTTAAAAGAAGATTCAGAAAGTGGTAGCCCTCTTTCGCATTTAAACGAATCACAATTTAAAGGGCTACTAGAAAGTATAAATGTTAGACTTAGTAATGTAGAGAAAGCTTTTGAAGGATTATCAGAACTACTATTACGTTTAGATACTGTAGAAAGAACAATAGATAGATTAAGAAGTCAAGAAAATAAGACAAAATTGGATGAAGGATCTGATTTTGATATTGATAAATCAAAGAAAACTTTGGGAGAAGGTCCTTTAAAAGAACTTAAAACTGCTTTATCTAATAGAAGTAAAGCTCAATTAGGAGTAAAGCGTGGTCCTTATAAAAAGAAAATTACTAAAGCCAAGGAAGAAGGTACTGTAGTTTTACAGCATGGCCCACCTACTACAGATAATGGTACAAATGTATTTGGTGCCAAGACTACGAGTAAATATAATAAGGCTATAGCAAGAGCTTTAAATTCTTTACATTTTACTAAAACTGAAATAATAGCGGAAGTAAGAGCTAAACATGCTAAAACTCATAGATTTGCTGGTAAAGAGTTATTATATCAAGTGCGTAAAGCTAAGTGGAGATTAGATAGTAGGAGAAGAAGTGCTCTAGGTATAGATGCAAGAGGAAAACAATATAGAGGAAAACTATAAAAATGGGCAATAAAAAATATAACTATACTAAGGATGGTAAAAAGAAAATGATAAGAGTAAGTAAATATACAGCTACACAGGTTAGAGCTCTTATAAGAAAACTAGGAAGATATAGATTGTGTAAAAATGGACCTTGGCCTAATTCAGTAGGCTATAGGTTCACTTATAGAACACAAGTTGCAGAAGCATTAGGATGTTCAATAAGGTATTTAGATAAATTATTTAAGAGATTTAATTTAAGAGGATATATAGATGATATACAAATGCGAGAGAAAGCTAGACATCAAAAAAGAGAAGCTGCAAAGAGAATAATAACTTGTACTTTATGTAATGAAACGAAAGATGTAACACAATTTGGTAAATTTAGTAGATTAACTCTATGCGGGCGTAGAAAAATATGTAGAACATGTTTAAACAATAGAGATAATACTGAACGAAGGGTAGAAATGAAAAGAACTTATAAATTTAGAAACCCAGAAGCTTATGCCAGAACTATAATAGTTCAAGATATTAAAAGAGAGCATGATATAACTGTACATAAATCAGAACTTTCTGATGATATGGTAGAAGCAAAGATGAGAGCTATTGATTTACATAGAGAAAAGAAGAAAAAGTATTACGAGAGAGAAGAAGAACAAGTCGGTAAAAAAAGATGTAGTGCTTGTAAAAAGATTCAACTTCGTAATCAATTTAAAAAAGACTATGAGAGAATGCTTACAAAAGTAAATGGAGAAATTTATTATATAAATGTACGAAGTTTTAGATGCTTCACTTGTAGGAAAAAAACTGAGAAAAAGAATTATGACAAAAGGAAAGCCATTAACAAAAGAGCTAAAAGCTCAAATAGTAACAGAATTTAATAATTCTGGAGAGACTATGAAGAATATAGCAGCTAAATTTAATCTATCTTTGACTGCTGTAGGAAATACTTTAAGTGAATACTTTGAATCAAAGCATCCTGGTAATGGACAAGAGTTTGATCAATGGAAACACACAATAGAAAAGGAAGCTGAAAAAATAGAAAAAGCTTTTGGATCTTTAGATTCATTTCTAAGTATATTTAAAAGACGATAAAATGACAGAAGAAAATAATATAGATTGGATGTGCAAAGATTGTGGAGAAGATCGCCATAAAGAATGGCAAAAGAATAATTCTGAAACTCCTGTTAAAGAGAAAGACTATGTTAAAATAGCTTTTACTTGTTATATGGACGATGGAGAAGAGAATAAAGAATGGATGTGGATAGAAGTAGAAGAAGTAGGAATTAATAATAGTCTTATAAGAGGTAGAATAGATAATGAAGCTATTCATAAGTTAAAGCATAATCTTAAGTATGGTGATTCAGTATATTTTGGAAGAAATAAAATAGCTGATCACATGCCAAGTAGAATTAATGAACCTGATTTTGAATGGATTTCAGAAGTAAACAGGGGAAGATAAGGGACAAGACCGTAACATATCTGTTCAGCTACCCACGGTTATAGTTGAATCTATAATGTCAGAGCTTTAATTGGGGATAAAAAAACATGATCACTGGATGCAACCCATTGTCCTTTTGTTATAAAGGAGTCAAACTGTTTAAATATCCTATGCGAGGCGAGAACTCCGCTATTCAAATCCGATCCTAGATTGGTGTGGCCTACGGAGCCATAGGAGATTAACGACCCGTGACTCCTTTTTAAAATAACTTTGAGTTCTGTGAAGATACAGGACACTGCGGGGATGGAGAAAGAAATAATTGTATACCTAAATTCTAGGATTGTAATTGGGCGGAAGCTAAAAATAAATAAAAGGCCTCTTAAGAAAGATTACGCCAGGGCAGCTTTAGAAACCTGGATAAAGAAGTAACTAAGGAAGCAATCAGGGAAGGGCAAGGATCATAGATTTATTTATACTACGCATACTCTTCGAAGTCCCTCTAGATTATCTAAATTATCATCGCTTGACCCTCCTGTACGCTTAAATAGACAGTGCATAACTTTGTGGAAAATAGCTATATTTTGGTTTGGAAACCGTAACTATTTCTACTAACTTTGAGTTAGTGTGTGATAAAAAATTAAAGGATATGTAAATCCTTTTTATCTATCTTCCCCCACCTTACCAAGGGCTCGCTGTAAATGAAAAATATACTATCTAACATAAGATCCATATTGTATGTACTATATTATAGTGTATCTATTCTTTTGTGGATAATATTTTTACCTGCAATTGCCCTACTAACTTTTTGCAAATATTTAATTTTAAACATTTTTAAATGGAAAATATAGATCAACTTGCTCTGACAAGTGTCTCAATTATATTTATGTTTGGACTGCTCATATTAGCAGCATATATGACATATAAAGACGCTCAAGAGAAAGACTTAAAAAAGAAATAATATGAATAATTTTATCACCACTGACTTGAATAGAAGAATAAAATCCTACCTAATAAAATTTCCAATGCTAAGAGACAGCGATAATATGTTGATGGCAAGAATATGGCATGATGAAATTGCTGCCTCTCAAGGTCTTATAGAAAATGCTACAGAATTACTTATAGCCATTGCTAAAAGACAACTAACACCTTGGGAATCTGCTACAAGATGCAGAAGAAAAGTCCAAGAGAAGTATCCTGAATTAAGAGGACAGCAGTATAATAAAAGGCAAGGAAAAGCTAAACAAGTCAATAAAGAAATGAAAAGGAAGACTCCTTTTCAACAAGGAAATATTTTTTAACAAAATCAAAGGGACATGAAAAAAAATAACCAAATATTAAGTGACATTGTAGTATTTAATAAATATGCAAAGTTTATCCCAGAATTAGGAAGAAGAGAAACATGGGATGAGATATGTAATAGGTATGAAGATATGATGATAGATAAATATCCTAGCTTGATTGAAGATATAAAAGATTTCATGCCCTTTATAAGAAAGAAACAAGTACTAATGTCCATGCGAGCTGCTCAATTCGCTGGACCTGCAATTAAAAAATCTGAGTCACGGATTTATAATTGTGCATATTTACCAGTTGATGACTGGAGAGCATTTTCAGAGATTATGTTCCTTCTATTAGGAGGGACAGGAGTTGGTTACTCTGTTCAATATCACCATGTTGATAAGTTACCTGAAATACGTAAACCATTAGATAAACAAAAATACCTTATCAGTGATTCCATTGAAGGATGGGCTGATGCTGTAAGACATTTAATGGCTGCATATTTTGGAGAACGCAGAACTAAACCAATGTTTGATTTCTCTGATATAAGAACAAAAGGTTCAAGGCTAGTAACTGCGGGCGGAAAAGCTCCAGGCCCTGATCCTTTAAAGAAATGTTTATTCAATTTAGAACTAATATTAGATAGCAAAAATGACAGAGAAAAACTTACACCGATTGAAGTTCATGATATTGTATGTTACATTGCTGATGCTGTTCTGGCTGGAGGTATCCGAAGGGCTGCTCTCATCTCTCTTTTTAGTGCTGATGACGAACTAATGTTATCAGCTAAAGCAGGAGTTTGGTGGGAAACAAATCCTCAGCGTGGAAGAGCAAATAACTCAGCAGTTATATTAAGACATAGAGTAACTAAAGGCTTCTTTAAAGATATATGGACCAGAGTGAAAGAGAATGGGTCGGGAGAACCTGGCCTATATTTCTCACATGACCGAGAATGGGGAACCAATCCCTGTTGTGAAATAGCACTTCGTCCATTCCAATTTTGTAATCTTACTGAAATAAATGTTGGTAATATTAAAAACCAAATGGATCTTAATATGAGAGCAACAGCTGCGGCATTCTTTGGAACACTGCAGGCAGGTTTTACAGACTTCCATTACTTAAGACGTATATGGCAAACTACAACAGAAAAAGAAGCACTTATAGGTGTGGGAATGACTGGTATATGTAATGGTGTTATATGTCAGTATGATTTAGGAATGGCTGCTCAATCAGCTAAAGTAATAAACGCCGTAATTGCAGAGAGAATTGGAATTGCACCTGCGGCAAGAGTAACCACAATTAAACCGTCAGGAACGACCAGCTGCGTAGTTGGGACTTCTTCAGGAATACATGCCTGGCATTCAAAGTATTATATACGTAGGATGCAATGCACTAAAGATGAACCTTTATATAAATATTTGGTTAAACATCATCCTGAATTAGTTAAAGACTATAAAGCTATACCAAACACTGCAGTTATTGAGATACCACAAGCTGCACCTGAAACAGGTATATGTAGAGAAGATGAAACATCCTTAGATCTGTTAGAAAGAGTCAGTACATTTAATAATGACTGGGTCAAGAATGGACACAAGGAAGGTTCTAACAGAAATAATGTATCTGCTACTATATCAGTAAAAGATGATGAATGGGATGAAGTTTTTGATTGGATGTGGAAAAATAAAGACTGCTTCAATGGCCTATCTGTTTTACCGTGGGACGGTGGAACGTATGAGCAAGCACCTTTTGAAGCTATAAGCAAAGAAGAATTTGATAGACGTTATGAAGACCTACAAAAAGTAGATCTAACTGCTATTAAAGAGACTGATGATAATACATCATTAAGTCAAGAAATAGCTTGTTCAGGAGGTTCATGTGAAGTAGTGAATGTATAGCAGAGACTCATAGTTTATGATTGGTTTTACTATGAACAGAGAGGGGCAAAGCCCTTCTTTGCTCTGTTTTTTTTAAAATTAAATGTAAAAAAATGCAAGAAGGATATGAAGAATTTAAATTAAAGGTACTGCAGAAAGTAACAAGCAAGTATCTTGAACATCATGACCTTCCTCCTATTATATGTTTTCAAGGAGAGAAGGGTCAAAACAAACTTTTAGTGCTTCCTCCACAGATGTTTGCTAGCAAAGCATATAAAGAATATCTTCCTCAAATACTTACAGACCTTTTAGCAAAAACAGGATCAAAATATTTCTGTTTTATTATGCAGTGTACTGTAACACAAATAGATATAGGAGATGGAAGGGAAAAATTAAAACAAACTGTACTAGGAAGACAAATCCTTGAAAAGTTTAAAAAATATAATGAGGATGGAGTATCTGAACCTCATTTTGATGAGGAGGAACATAGATTATTAACAGATACTCTAGGAGAAGATAGAGTAGTTTTTATGTTTCAGGCTAAAAAAGGAAAAGATACCATGATGTCTTTCACAATAGAAGAAAAAGGAAAATTAAAACCTTCTCTTTCTTTCGATGAAGAGGCAGGTAACCAAATGGGAGGATTATTTGGTAATTTATTTAAATAAAATTTTATGATTTATTATTTAGGACCTCCAGGGCTAACACCTGATGGCTTTGAGGTTTGTACTATGGAAGATATTGTAAAATATTGTTCCCAACAGGCAGTTTTAGGTGTAGATACTGAAACTGAAGGACTTGATTTTCTGTCCAAGAAACTTATAATGTTTCAAATAGGAAATCAACATAATCAATATGTAATTGATACACGTATATATTCTATAGAAGCTTTAAGAGATATTCTAGAATCTAGAACAGTTCTTAAAATCTTTCATAATGTTAAATTCGATTATAAATTTATTAAGCAATGGGCTGATATAACATGTGAGAATATATATGATACTATGATTGCTGAAAAAGTTATTCATTGCGGGAGGCAAAATAAAAGCTATAGCCTCACAAGCCTAACTGAATACTATTGTGGTGTAGCATTGGATAAAGAGATAAGAAATAAGTTTGTTGGCATGACTGGAGAACCATTTACAAAATATCAAGTAGTATATGGAGCTCAAGATGTAGTGTATCTTCCTTTAATAAGAGATGATCAAATGATACAAATAAATAATCATAGTTTAGAAAATACTCTCAAACTGGAAAATGATGTCGCACTGTCATTTGCTGATATAGAATTTAATGGCATAGATATAGATCTGCAGAAATGGGATGAAATAGCAGATATATCAGGAGAAGAAGCTTTTAGAATTCTTGATAAACTAGATGCATATATAGAAAATGATGTGCTTTTTGAATCATTTAGATCTAAATCTATTCAAACTGATTTATTCATGCCTGTGGAAGAGCTACGGCGTGTAGATGTTAAATGGACCAGCCCTACACAAGTTCTTAAGGTTTTTAAAACTTTAATAGCTGATTTAGAAGATGTCAATGGAAAGAATCTATATAAGCATGCTTACTCTAATCCTATTATAAAAGACTATATAGAATTTAAGGAGAAGATGAAGCTATTTACATCTTATGGACGTGAGTTCTTTAAGTTTGTTAAATCAGATGGTAAAGTACATACTTCTTTTAATCAAATATTAAATACGGGAAGAGTATCTAGTAATAGTCCTAATATGCAACAGATTCCAAGTGATAATAAATATAGAAATTGTTTTATTACTCCTGGAGAGGGATGGGTCTTCGTTAGCTCTGACTATAGTTCTCAGGAATTATGTATCATCGCTGAAGGAGCAAAGGATCCTGTTTGGTTAAAAGCATTGAATGCAGGAGAAGATCTGCATAGTATATGTGCAGAACTTGTTTATGGAGAGGAATGGAAGAATGCAGCTGATGACAACTGTGCATTCTATTTGCATAACAAGCAAAAATGTAATTGTAAAGCTCATAAAAGCTTACGAACTAATGTTAAAACTATCAATTTTGGTTTAGCTTATGGAATGAGTGCAATGAAGTTATCTGAAACATTACAGATAACCTTTCAAGCTGCAGAACAGTTAATTGATAAATATTTCAAGGCTTTTCCTGCTATTAATAAATTTCTTAAAGCATTAGGCAATTATGGTAAGCATTTTGGGCACATTAAAACTTATTCTCCTTTTAGTAGGATAAGATGGTTTGATGACTGGTCTCCACGGCTTAAATATCAAAAGACTTCTATGAAAACGCTCGGACGTATAGAACGTGCTTCTAAAAATACTCCGATCCAGGGAACTGGTGCGGATATGACTAAGAAAGCTCTTATACTTATCAGAGAAGAGATTCAAAGAAATTGGAAAGATAAAGTTAAGTTAGTTATGACTGTACATGACCAAATAGATACTATATGTGCTAAAGAATGTGCAAATGAATGGGCAAATAAAATGACAGGGCTCATGGAAGATGCAGCTAAAGAAATCCTACCCAGCGGATTGCTTAAAGCTGATACAAATATTAC